CATGAAGTAACTACCAGCACTTGTTATATTAGAAGTGTCTGGCACATCTAAAGATGTTAGTTTGCTACAATTCCTAGCATAACTAGCCATGAAGTAATAACTAGCACTTGTTATACCTGAAGTGTCTGGCACACTTAGCGATGTTAGTTTGCTACAATATTGAGCATAACTATACATAAAGTTATCACTAATACTTGTTACACTTGATGTATCTGGTATATCTAAAGATGTTAGTGTACTACAACCATAAGCATAACTACGCATAAAGTTATTACTAATAGTTGTTACATTAGAAATATCTGGTGCACTTAAAGATGTTAAACCACTACAATTATAAGCATAACTATTCATAAAGTAATTACCAATAGCACCACTTAAAACTGCTTTTTGTGATATATTAATTTCTGTTAAATTAGTGCTTTGTCCTTGAAACGAGCAAGTCATATAATTGTTTCCACTTTTATTCCAGTCATGGGCTATTTGCATTGTTGTTGATGTTACATTGAAAGTTGTTGCTGTTCCTGACACACTTAAATCAGACCAAGCTCCACTTGTTCCTGCTCTTACTTTAACTGTTCCTGTATATGCACTGCTAGAACCTCTATATAAGCTAATCTTACAAGTACCACTTGCCTCTGCAAAGGTTAGTGTTTGTATAATATCATAATCTTGTGAGGCGTTTATTGTCGCCATAATATCACTTCCTATCTGTAAGAGACTAAAACTTATTTGTTCAAGTCTAGTGTTAAGTCTGTGATTGTGTATGTTCCTGCATTAGTAAATGTTTCGTCAGTTACATCAAAACTAGCATATTCTACTGTTCCTGCTGAGTTCCATAGTTTTACACTTGATACCGTTGTTGATGCTGGTATGTTAAATGCTGGTATTGAAGTATCACTTAATGAACCACCTGATGCTGAACCCCAAGTTATTGTTTGTCTTGCATATGTTCCCCCTGATACTTCATCCCCATTTGCTATGTGTAAACTTGCCTTTACTGCTAGTGTTGCTAGATAATCTAGCATTATGTTTTTTGCTGTTGCATTCATATTTTTTTTCTCCTCTCTACGAATGTTTTATATATAACTATCTTTATATTCCCTTCGTTTATTAAAATATACTTTCTTTAATCTTTCCCATTCTTTAGGATTGTTTCTTCTTATTTCAATAAACTCTTTTAGTGTGATATTCAATTCATCACCATAATACTTTTTGTATCTTTCGTACTGCTCGTTGGCTGTTTTATTCATTTCAAGTAGTTTCTTGCTTGTTTCATCTACGATACTTTCATCAATTAAGTATGTTAATGTGCTATGACACCAATGAAAGTGTCCTGTAATTGGTGGAAGATTAATTCCTAATACTAAACCATCTATATCAACTATTACCTCTTTTAAATCACTAGCACTATCTCCATACCACCTATCAAACAAGTTCTGTCCTTTTAGATTAAATACCATCTTGTGCATATTCTTACACATCTTTGTTACATTTCCACATAAATCAGATATAAACATTACTTTTTCCATACCATAGTCTTTGCCTACTTCTAATATTGTTTGATTAGCAATAAAAACTGATTGAGCATCAACTCCACCACTATATTTATCGCCATCAATATTAAAATGTGTCCTTTGTTGTTTATCGAATATCTTTTTATAAATGTCGCTATTCAAGTCAATATCGTTATTTTGTGATATATCTATCATAACTTGTTTAAATAATTGATTAGCATTATAATTTATCTCGTTTTGTATATAATCACTCCAGATACTCCCTAAATGATTCGGAAGTGTCATAAGCCATAGATTAAGTACATTTATTGGTCTTATTTCCTTAACCTTTCCTGACACCGTTTTACACTCGTTTTCAGCGTGTTTGTATGCTATTGATACTATTTCATCAAACAACTCATAATCGTTCAATTTGAGTGCTAATTTAAGGTATTCAAGCATTATTAAGAATAGTAATATATCTTTGTTAGTTATTCTACTTTTATTTAAGTAAGATTTAGCTAAAAACTCTATATACTTATTATCAATAGGCTTATCAACATTCTTTATTTCATCAAATGTACTTGTTATTTTTCGTTTGAATTTATTTATCTTATTAGTATCGGCTATATCATAGAGTTCATCAATACTTAATTTATTGCTATCTACTATATCTTGTATCTCATCAATCGTTAGCCTTTGCTTTTTCTTGTAGTCCTTTAGGTAGTTTATCTGTTTCTTTTGTATCTCTTCCCACATTCTCATCACCTACTTTGTTTTGTGTTTGAAATTTCATTATATTTTCATCGTTTTGTTCTTTTATCTTTGTAAGTTCTGTTTCTGTATCTATATCAAAAGGTAAGTTTTCTATAACTGTTTCATCTGATACAATACCTCTCAATGATTTCCACATGTTAACAATTTCTTGTTTATTTGTAGGTAAGTTTCTTTTGAATGTTATGTTTATCTCACTAAAATCAAAGTTAGTAGAGTATGAAGTGTTAATTCTATCTACAAAGTTTTCAAACAATGCTAGGTATTCCTTTTTAAACATTTTTTCAACTTGAATAACTAATTGTTCTAATGAAAAGAATTTCTTTTCTAAAGCACTGCTATTATCTGCGTTAGTAAACCCTACATCTGTTAAGTTAGGTACACATAATATCATAAAAATAAACTCTATTAGAGTTTTCTTATGATTTTCGCTTGCTGTATCATTTAATTCTTTCAACAACCATTTAAAGTCGCCTTTATTATCTTTATCGCCACTTACATATAGCATTTTAGCCTGTAAAACTGCATTATCTTCTTTGATTCTTAATGGATTAATAATTGTATTGCCTTCTTCATCTTCAATAAACATTTCATTTTCAGGACTATAACCTATTGCAATTAATTTAGCATCTGCATTTTGCTCGAATGTTTCTTTATTGTTGCTTATTATTGTTTCTAGTGCATCTATTAAACTTTCTACTACGCTAAATATACATAGTCCATCGGGATTCTCTATTGCAAATGCTGGTACTAATAACCAATCAACTTCTTCTGTCATATCTTCCATTAATTTATATTCTTCAGGTTGTCTAATATCATTCTTATAATATAACTTTTCTGTATCGGTTATTATGTTAATCATTTCAACATCTTTTCCAGTTTCATCTTGTTCAGTCCATATTCTCATTATCCCTACTTTTTGAACTGGTGTAGAATAGTCATATAATGCTACTGTATTAGTTGATTTTACATCAGCATATATCATTTTGTTATCATTATTCTCGTATTGTAGAGCATAACAACTACCTGTTATAAAATAATCTTTAACTAAATTATAAAATACAGTAGGATCATCATTATATTCTCTTATATAGTCAATAAGTATTTGAAATTCCTCTTTATCTGCATTTTGTCCTACTACTTTATTAAATAGTTTCTTTAGTATTCCTATTTTCTTTTTGTTTGTTTCTTGCTTGATTGTCATTTCGGGAGCAACGCCTCCAAAATAACCAGTCGCTATTGTTGTAGCATAATATTCTATTGCTACATCTATATCTTTCTTTTTAGAACTTCTTGTATAACGATTATATCTTGCTTGTTTTTTAGCCATTTCTTTTTTTGCTTTTTCTATTACTGTCTTGATATAGTTCTCTTTTTGAAAAAAGTCTTTATTTACTTGTATCATTATATTTTCCTTTCTACATTATTTCTTTTGGCACTAACTCATTACCATCTAAATCATAATATTTATATACTATTTCTCCATCTAGTTCTATTTGTTTTATATCAGGCACTATTTCTAAAGTTAACACTGGTATTTCTCCAACTCTTTGAGATAATTGAAAACTTCTGACTCTTGGTATTTGTTTTTTTCCTACAAATATTTCAGTTAAATAATCCTCTTGTTTTATTTTAAATCTATTTCTCATAGCTACCTCCTACATTATCCTTGAATTACTAACCATTATTTTTGGTTTGTTATTTATTTGTTCTGCTATTGCTGTTAATACATCTGCTCCATCATCGTGTAAGTTCTTTCCTTTTCTCATGAAGTTCTTTATATGCTTATAAAAGTCTGGATATTTATGTTGCCAATTCAAAGGCATATAGATATGCTCGTTAACCCAACTTGAATTAGCAAGTATTCTACTCTCTTTGTTGTTTCGCTGTGTCTTAGCCTTTATTACACACTTGTTTGAGTTGTATTTCTCTCTTATCTTGTCGCTTACTTTTTTACTAAAGAAACGACCACCATTATTACTTTCAAATATTGCCTCGTTAACATCGTTTATATATAATAAATCTGCTGTTCTTTCTTCTGTTATATCCATGCTTTCTTGTGTGAATAGAATATCAGTTATATATACTTCTTTTTCATATTCTACATAATTTATACTACAATAATAATCTTCTCCTGTATCTGCTGTATCTGTGTAATTACATTTCTTGTTATACTTAGGCAACTCGCTATATACTTTAAACTCGTTATATAGCCTATTCTTCATATCAATTAGTTTTTGATTGTAGTTTGCTTCTGCTATATCTGGATTCATTTCTTTTATTTTAAGTTCGTATGTTTCCCTATTCATTATCTCATCACATAACATACTTCCATCTTCTTGTATTACTGGGAATGTTATCTGTTTAACTAAGTCTTTATATTCACTTTGTAATAATCTACCTGCTAAATCGTTTTCACTCCATCTAGTCATTACAACTATTACTTTCCAATCGTTACCTTCTAGTCTTGAGAGTATCGTGTTAGTTAGCCAGCTCCAATGTTTATCAAGCACTAATTCATTGTATGCTTCCATATCGTTTTTTATTAAATCATCGATAATTACATATTTTCCACCTAATCCTGTACTTGTACCTGTTGGACTTGTTGCTAGATAACTCTTCTCTTCTTGACCTTCTAATGCCCATAACTTAGCACTTGCTTCACCGTATTTTATTTTAGTGTTAGGAAATATATCAGAATATATTATCTTATTATCTGTTTTCTCTTCTTGTATTGTATTTCTTACTTGTGTTGCAAATATACCACTTAATATCTCGTTATAACTACCTGTTATTATCTTTAACTTGTTGTCGTGTCCGAATAGCCACTCAACTGTATTTTTAACAGTAAAACTCTTTCCGTGTCTAGGAGGTACATTCAATAATAAGAACTTGTATTCTTCTTGTTCTGTAAACTCTTGTATTTCCTTACATATTGTTTTTAGATATTCTCTATCTTCTTTAAAAAAAGCAGGATATCTTAATTTACTATATTCCCATATACTACGCCTAGCAAGTTCTATCTTTGCTTGTTGTCTTACATAATCAGGTATCATCTATTATCTTCCGTTATGCATTGTATGTTGCCATATCTTAATTCTGTTCTAATGCATTTTTGATTTTTTACTTCAGCCGGAACAAAAGATAATATAATAATAAATATAATTACATGGAGTAACATTACACTAAAAAGAGTAAAGCCAATTAAAAGACTGTCTTTATCCATTATTTATCACCTGCTAACTTCTTTAATTCTTCCTCTGTTAAGTTCTTATATGGATTGTCTATTTTAACATTTGAATTACTCTCTATTTTTTGAATATATACTCCATCCATTTTGTTTAAAGTATCTATTGCTTTCATTCTTGTATCAACCTTAGTTGGAGTTGTATATAACTCTCCATCATTTCCGGAATAGGTTTCATATTCTTCGCCTTTTGCTATTTTAGTTAGTAATTCCATTCGTTCTTGTACACTTATTATAGTCTTTTTAGCCGTTCTCTCGGTCAACTCTTCATACCTTGCCCTAACCTTTTCATCTTTAAACAATATAGATGCCTTACTATCTATTGTTTCATCTTTCATATTAGAAGCATTATAACTGTTTTTATATGCTTCCCTTTGACTCATTCCTTTTATTAAGTTTTGTACGAACTTTTCTTGTTTAGCTGTTAGCATATAATCACCTCTGTTCTCTTTATATCTATTTTTTCTTTGTTACTTTCTTTTTAATAGTTGTTTTGGGTTTGACTTCTTTGTTATTGTCTTTTACTTCTTCTATGATTTCTTTTACTTCTTCTTTTACATCTTCGATTATTTCTGCTAAAGGTGTTTTTACCTTTATATCTCTATAATTTATAATAACTTCTGCTCTCTCGTTATCTACGATGTACTCATCACCTTTAATTACTTCTTTGTTTAATACTGTATCAGTATAATTTTGTAATGCTTTTATCTTTTTCATCTTTAAATCTCCTTTATATAACCTAAATTTTTTAAATAATCATATCTTTCTTCTGTGGGTATTTCTATCATATCACCTTTTTTATAATATCTATTTCCTTCTTGCATATATGTAGATGGTATAATGACTGTTGCTAATCTTGGATATTCATTATGTACATAATTATCTTTCTTTCCACCTAAATCACCTATTAAGTTTGTCCACTCTTTTATTGAGTATTTAGGTTCATACTTAAATCCTTTTAAATCATTCTTATACATTTTGTCTATTACATCATCTAAATTACTCATATCTTGTTTTAAAATATACCCATTGATTCCTTCGTCTATTTGTTCTCTTACTGAAGCCCATTCACTTGCTATTACTGGTACTCCACATTCTAAAAATTCTGTTACCGTGTTTCCCCAGCTCTCCGTTTTGCTACCTTGAAAGCCAAAATCATTGCCTTTCATGTAGTCTATTACATTAAGTCTTGGCTTCATAAATATAAAGCCATCTATATCTTCATCAGGTTTATCATTAGTAAATACCGTCCAAATAAATGGATATCCTTTTTCATTTAGCCTCTTAGCCATTGCTTTCATTTTGTCATAACCTTTTTCCCAAGACAATCTGCTTGCGGTCATTATTCTTAAACATCTTTTTGGAGTTCCTATATTAAACAAGTTATGTAGTGTGCCACATTTAAATTGTGGATTTTGTTTCATAAATTCTTTTGCACTTGCTTCACTATCAGCAAAGAATTCTGTTATTGCGTTGTTATGAGCATACCTATAATTGACATCTTTGACATTACAACATATTTGTTGTATTACTCTATTTGCTTTTACTGTATTAAATATTGAAGATGGATTGAATCCATACAATAATAAAACATCACATTCTATCTTTTGCCCTGTATATTTAATGCATTTAACTTGTCTTTGAATTCTTCGTAATTGCTTACTATCACAATTATCATATATAAATATTATATCATAATAATCTTTAAGTAAATTGCAAGCATTATATACTGCTGTTTCTATTCCGCCTATTATTGATAAAAAAGATCTAAATATTACTACCTGCGTTTTAATTACTTCTTCTTTATTTTCTTTAATCTCGCCCCTGCTATATTGTTTTGTTAAACTGTCTTGACTATCTCTATTGTATATGTAGAGTATATCTTCTATATTAACCTTTTTACCTTTTCTAACCTTTAAATTAAATTCAGTATCTTCTCTTATGTTTTTTAATTCATTAAATCTTATATTACCTATTGCTTTTCTACTATAACAACAATTCCATACACAAGTGTTATCTGCTGGTGGCATATCTTTAATTATACATTTATAAGTGCCATCTTTTGTTTCCCAACTCATAAGTCCATAATCAAATTCTTCTTCTTTTATCTTGTCTAACCACATTTTAACATAGTTTTTAGCAACATTGTCATCTCCATCAATAAATAGTAGGTATTTGCCTGTTGTGTTGTCTATACCCGTGTTTCTAGGTTTACTAGCATTTCCACTATTTACTTCGTGATGTATTATTTTTATGTTATCACTCTTATATTTGTCTAACTCTAAAGTATTAACATCATCATCTACTACTATAACTTCAACTTCTTTTGTTAGTTGTGTTTTAATATTATCTAATAATACTTTAGTCAACTCCAAAGTTTTGTGATAAGGTATCACTATTGATAACTTAATTGTAGAATCCTCTTTTTTCGTAGTCAACTTGTATTCCCTCCTTATCAAATAATTCTTTTGTTTCCCTGCTCCATTTTCCTTTGACTATTCCCCACGGTTTGCGTGTTAAGTCATAACCTACATCTATTATCTTCTCATTAGTATTGTTTATTAAATGTATGTACTCACTATCTATCTTTGTTAGTTCCCACTCTTGAGCTGTTTGTTCTTTATCTAATCTTTCTATTAGTCTTTGTCTATTCCATATACTAGGTTGAGTGCTATTTAAGTAATGTTGATTGTTTAGTTGTATATCATATCTGTTGTTTAATCCTACACCTTGTCTATACTTAAATTCAAAGTTATATACTATTGCGTTTGTTTCTTTAATTACATTTAAACATTGTTCTATTTTGTTTATATCTACCTTGCTATGTATAAAATAATCGTCTAGCATTAATAGTACATATTCACTATCTAATTCTTGTAACGCTTCCCTTAATCTTTTAGTCCAAGCACCTTGTTTTTTTATTGTGTCAAAATAAGTACAATCTTTTGTTTCAGTTACTATATAAGTTTTATAATTGTTTTTAAAATATTTATTATATAAAATATTAAAAGGTTTCCAACAATCATTATAACTATCGCAAGACATCACTAAAACCTCTAACATCTATCTATCAACTCTTTCAATTCTTCGTTTGTATATCTTTTTGCATTATCACTTGTTAGTGGTTTGTCATATACTTTATCATTTGTGTAATCTTCATTGTATATGTAATAGTCTTCTGTTTCGGTACAATGGTTTAATTCTCTTTCAGTTAATAATGCTTCATCTGTTTTCTCACTTTTAACTATCCCAACTATAACTTGATTATCACTTATGCAATCAGCAATTTGTTGTACTGTAGCACTTTTGCTCTTATATATTATTAAATCTTTATGATTTCCATATTCTAAAGCATATAATACACTTGCTACTGCCTTCTCTATTGGTATATAAAATCTTGTCATATTTGGATCTGTAAGTGTTAATGGTTTCCCCTCACTTGCTAATTGTTTAAAGTAAGGTATAACGCTTCCACTTGAACCTGCTACATTTCCATATCTCGTCATCATTATGATTGTGTTATTGTTTTTAGCACCAACGACTAATCTTTCTCCTGCATATTTTGATACTCCATAAGTAGTGCAAGCATTAGCCGCTTTGTCTGTTGATAAACACACTAATCTTTTAACATTGTTTTCTATACAAGCATTTATAACATTTTTAGTGCCATTTATATTTATCTCAAAACATTCTTCTGGGTTCTCTTCACATTTTTTTACATGTTTTAACGCTGCTGTGTGTATGCAATAGTCAACTCCATTAAGTTTGTCTAATAGTTTATTATAATCTCTTACATCTCCAAGTATAAATTCTAATCTATTGTCATTATATTTTCGTTCACTTGCAACTTGTTTTTCCTCGTTACGACTATATATGCGAATTTCTTTCACCTTTGTTTTTAATAGGGTTTTTATCATTTCATTTGCAAAACTACCATTGCCAGTAATTAAAACTATTTTGTTTTCCCAATCCATACTATTTACCTCTTTCATAATCATTAATAGGTTTTTTATGTGATATTAATTCATCACTATTTAAACCAACTATTAAATAATCGCCTCGTTCTTTTGCTCTTTTTAATAAGTTTAAATGACCATAATGATATAAATCAAATGTTCCAGTAGTAAATATTATTTTCATTTTTTATCACCTTTTATTATTTCGTTATATGGCTCATAAATATCATAAAATAATCTATGCTCTAACGTTATTAATGTAGCGATATCTAATGCTTCATAATCAATTTTTAATAACTCTTTTAAGTATTGTTTTATCAATTTTATATTATTTTTTTTATATGCTTCCATATTATCAATGGTCATTTATATCACTCCTATTTTAATACCTTTTGAAAAGATATGTATTTGATATCGGTTAAGCCATTTTCCTTGCTAAATGTAAATATTTCTTGTCCCGGTTGACTTACATATCTTTCTTTGTAGTGCCATCTATCTATACCACTTGGACTAGATAACCTAAAAACTGTAAATCCGTTTAATTCATCTATTTTTTGTTTATGGTGTAAATGACCTAATAAGATATATCTGTGTTCTGTGTCACCATATATTTTGTGAAATTCTTTACTCATGCTTTCTACTATTCTTTTGTAGTTACTATCACCATGAGTCATAAACACACTTGTATTACCCATTTTAATGGCTTGTACTTCTTTGTAGTCATCTTTGAAGTTAATAACATCATCATTTATAAATCGTTGTTGTAATGCTCTAAAAAGTGCATATTCTAATTGGTTTGCATGATTACCTTTAACTAAAAATACTTCTATCTCGTTATATTTTTCTCTTAATGTTAAAAGAGATTGCAGTTGTAATCTCAATCCTATATCAAATAGTTCATAACTACTTATTCCACCACATTGAAATGTTCCTTTAGTTGTTGTATTATCAGGTGTATCAATATTTATAAAATCGTTTCCAATTCCGTAAACTAACTTATTTGATTTCCTATACTCTTGTTCTTCACACAAAACATTTACAATTGTTTCATATCTTTCTATTGCTATATCTACATTGTAATTTTCGCCTACATCAAACTCTCTTGCTTCTTTTCCTAGGTGTAATTCAACTGCTCCTAATACCGTAACACTATCTTTATCTAATTCTGTGTCTTTTACCTTTTTAGGTAGATTAATAGGTTTTATCTTTTTATTAAAAACATTATCAATAATATCTAACATTTCATTTGGATTTAATTCTTTAGTTTTAGGTTTAATTTTAAACTTAACTGCATATAATTCTTTGGTATTTTGCTCCTTAGTATGTTGTTGCCAGTTACTAAAGCTCATCATTACAAATTCCCACTCGTATGGATCATATCCTAATATTTCTAATACTCTATCCGGACTTGCTTTTTCTTTTGGACTTAAATTAACTATCTTTTGTGCTTCTACAGTTCCATCACCGTAACGAGTTTCATATTCATTTCCATTGTTAACTGTATTAGTAGTAATATTAGCTAACCTCTTATATCTTTTTCTTACTGCTTCACTTGATAGGTTTAAATTTAATCTATCATTAATAATATCTGCAACATCTTGCCAAGTTTTTGTGCCTTGTTTTACTTCTGCACCTAATTCTTTAATTAAATCTTCTAACAATTTTCATACCTCTTTTATTTCAATTCCATACTTGTGCATAAATAGTTTCTTCTTAAGTTTATAAATATCTGTTTGAAAACTTTCACTTGCTTTTACATCTTCTATTACTTCATTGCCGTTTTCTTTATAAACAAAGTCGGCTACATAATTAATAGCTCTTATTGTTTTACCATTGATTTTAAATTTTGGTTGTAACTCATATTTAACTTGCAATCTTAAATCTGATATTAATCCTAATCGTTCTTTTTGTTTTAATTCAATGTATCTATTTCCCTCTTTTTGGCTATCAAACTTTATTCTGTCAATTATTACTTTTTTATTTCCATATTTGCTTTTCTTTTTCTTTTCTGCTGTTGTTATCGGGTAACTGAGTTTTTTGGGTATCGGGTAGCTTATTTCTTTCATTTTTTTCAAACTCCTCGCAAAGTCGTGCAATCGGACATCTATCACATTGATTTCTCATAAAGAAATCATAACTGCATATAAATCCCGTTTCATTCTTCTTCATTTCAACTTTTTATAAATTTCTTCCCATATCTCTTCTTTATGTTCCACTAAGATGAATATAATAAAAGCCATTAACCCCATTAAAGTCGTTGCTATTATTGAAAACATTATTTGAAATATTGTCATAAATTCAACTCCTTAATATTTTTACTGCCTCGCTAACCCACCAAATGTTTAATATTTGCAGTATGCCATTTCCCTTGTTATCTGCTCCCAACTAAAAAAACACCATAGGTGTTTTGGTATTATCTCATATTACTATATTAACACACTAAGGGTGCCGTCGGAGTGCCATATCAGTAAAAAATCAATATTTATTGCAAATTCTTTTTAATTGTCTTTCGCTGTAATTCCATTTTTCAGCTAATTCTTGATAAGTTAGTCCATTTATCTTGTCTACGATTATTTTAACTTCTGCTTCAT